TCTCCTAACGTAATCGTTGCATAATTCATTGAATCTTTGAATGTAATTCCTGTAATTACTGATTCATATGTTTTCTTCTTATGGATAAATGACACATAGTCTCCTAAATAGATATTGGTAAATGGTATAAAAACTTTGTTCTTCATGTCGATCATAAATGTGATATTGTGATCCAGTTTGGATGTTACCATTTCACTTCTGGCTTTAGTTTCCAATGTTTCATAATCATTATCGGTATAAATATAACTCTTGGCCATGACACTTGTGTACCTATCATTTGAAGTACCATCTTCTGTAATTTCACCTGTTGTAAGTAAATAGTATGTTTTGATTGTCTGATAGATTTGATTGTCACTTCTCGGATAATAGACTACTTTATTCACAAGTTGGCTGGTTGAATCATTCGTCTCAACATTCAAGATAGACGAAAAATCACTCTTGATTATCATCCCTTGATTGACACTGACAATCTTGAATGTAATCCCAGTTATGCGGCCTCTAATATAAGTAACATCAGTATCAAAACTAAGACCATAACCTTTAGAAACAAGTTCAAATATCTTTGACATATTGATGATGTTATCCGATTCAAAACTTAGACTTCCAGATACACTCGTTTCTTTGCTTATCGTTAAATAAGATAGATTTTGTTGTAAGTCTGAATTATTCTTAAAGTAATCAGTAATAATTTGATATATGTAATCCGCTAAATCACCAGTAAAACTAGTTGCCGGTATATCCAAATTAAAAATCTCCCTGAAATCGAGAGACTTTATGTTTGTGGTGTGATCATCATTTAGTTCAATGCTTTCAAGTATACCAATATAAGAATAAATATCACTTTTAAGAATAACTATATCACCAATGGTGCAGTTAATGTTTGTTTTATTGACTTTAAATGTTGATCTCTTTATGAGTACCATATCGAGTGCGAGCTCAAATTGGCTACTGACATATGCATTATCTTTGTACTGCAGAGTGCTACGGTCTAAGAATAATAGTTTCATATCCTATATTCCTAAATAGCCTTCTAGAACAGTTACACGACAAATAGACTCAGTTGCTACTCCAGGTTTGAATTCAATTTCATAATCTCCATGTTCCAAAAATATAAAGTTCTCTTCTTCAAAGTCTTGTAAACCATATATGTCAGTAACAACTCCTGATTCATCCATCACCATTTCTTGCTTACTTGGAATAGAGTTGATGGTAATGGTTATATTTTCTGCAGTTAAATATAAACGTAATGTAGATACCACTACTCCATTCCTCTTAATTAGTACTTCTGGATCAATAACACTACCAATCATCTCAATAACAACTGGTGCATCGTTCAGTCCATCATTTCTAATATATACCTTACCTTCATATGAACTGGAGTAGTAATACGGATACGAATATGGATAAACCTTTCCACTAGATGAACCATTAGCAATAATCTCATACGATTTCTCTTTTAGCCACAACGATAACTTTTTAAACACTATGTTACTTTGAATGGTGCTAGCAATTAATTCGGCTTTTGATAAACTAGCGATATCAACATAACAATAAGCACTAAATGCATCATTTTGATAATGCAACTTATATTCTTTATGACTTTTACTAATATAATCCACAAAAGATTTATACCCTTGATATCCTCTTAAAAAGATTAGTGTTTCTGATACCTCTGATAAAGGAATATTATATTCTGAACGAGAGTAAAAACGACTATACTCTAAGTACTTCATATCTAAAGAAAAACCAAGACCACTAACTTGAGAGATAATGGTCTGATTTTTATGATTAAGGTAATAAACATCACCGTATTCATTTTCTAAATAAAATTGTCTAATCATATCACGCTACCTCCTAATGCCTTATTGATGGAATCCACATCAAAGGTTGGTGATGTTGTATTTATCGTGATGTTGTTTGTGTTGCTTGTCGATGAGTTGGAGTTAGAGTTATTCACTGTACTCGATCCTTTTAAATTAAATGTATCTGAAAAGAAATCTCCTATCCCACCAAAGAATCCACTCACTTTATCTGCTGCATTCGATGCAAAATCACTAATTCCATCTGTTACTTTATTAGCTATGTTTGAAATACCATCAGTAACACTTGAAAAAGTATCTTTTACTTTACCACCAAAGTCGCCAATCTTTGAAGGTAAGTCGCCAATCCACTCGAATATTTTCTGGATAAATTCAACAATCTTCTGAACAACATTAAGTACAGGTTCAAGTACTGTCTTGAGTACATTAATAGCCGGAACCAATATCGCATTCAACACTTCTCCAACAACTGTTATAAGTGGTGCTAATAATCCTAGTATCTCAGCAAACATCTGTATTTGAGTAATGAGTGGCATAAGGATAACATCAAGTATTGGTACTAATAAGTCTACTAGCATTACAACTAAATCGATTATTACGTCTAGAATTGGTTGTAGAGCCGTCATGAGACTATCAACAATAGCTAAGATAGGTGGAAGTAACTGCATGAACGTTTCCATGAGCCTACCGAGTAGTGCTTTGAATTCTTCACTTTGAAATAATGCCATCGCTAAAATAGCAATTAAAGCACCAATTCCTAAAGTGGCTGCATTAATACCAACTCCAGCGAATATTCCAGATGTTCCTACTGCTTTTAGTGCCATAGATCCAGCATTCAATAGTGGTCCAACTTTACCTACTACCGACAATGTTGGTCCTATTGCCGCTACTAGCCCAGTTAAGGTTGCAATGATTTTTTTGGTTTCTGAATCCATATTGTTCCATTTATCGATCCAGTCTTTTAGTGTGGGTATAATATTATCTCTTACTTTAATAATCAGTTCTTGTATAACTGGTAACAGTGTACTTGCTAAATCGACACCTAAACTAGATACTGCTTGTTTTGTACGATCAAGTGCATCAGTAAATTCTCCTGCTTGTGAGGCTTGTTCATTCGTAACAATACCTAGTTCTCTTGCTTCTTCTCGAAGTCCATTTATAGCTTCCGTTTCACTTGATAGAATCGGTAATACTTCAGTCCCTATTTTCTCACCGAAGAACTCGTTGGCTACACCAACACGTATCGATTCATCCGCTACATTTCCTAAAGCATTTCTAATAAGTTCAAATGCTTCATCAGCATTTTTCCCTTTCAAGTCATCAACCGTCAGACCAATCAATGCCAAACTATCAGCAACCTTATCGCCATTACCAGTAGCAATATCTCCAAGGATACCATTGACTTTCATGAAAGCTTTAGACATGGATTCTGTTGAAGTTCCCATGATGGTTGCAACATGGTTCCATTCCTGGAACTGTTCAGCTGATAAACCTAGCTTTTGAGCAGTATCACCAATCTCATCGGCAGTATAAGCAGTCTTTATCGAAAATGCTGTTAAAGCAGAAACGGCACCTAAAATAGGTACCGTTACACTTTTCGTTAATGTTGAACCAAGTTTACCAATCTTCTCAAAATTAGCATTACTTAATTGTTTGATTTTATCTGATGTTTTTTCTAACTGTCCATTCATCTTAGCAATTTCAGCTTCGGTATATTGGACATTTCGTTTGAGTTTATTAAACTCATCTTGACTCATGTCACCTATTTGAACAGCTTTTTTAGCTTGCTCTAGTTCCTGGTTTTGAGTTTCCAGTTTTTTCTTGGTTTGAACCAAGATATCATTTAGTTTAGTTTGTTTTTGTTTCCATAAATCTAAGTTCGTACTATCGTAACGAAGGTTTGTATTAATCGCACGTAGATTTTTATTTTGTTCTTTTAAATCTTTCTTGATTCCGTTTAGTTCATTTTCTAAATCTTTACCATCAAGGGTTAGTTTGATATTTAATCCTTTGACTGTTTCTGCCATTAATACTCACCTCCTATAGTAAGAATTTATCTATATCATTTTGTGTTGCTCTTTTGCTAGATTGGTTACCTTTGATAACATTCATCTCAAGTTGCACAATTTCAAAATATGTATCTAAATCAAACGTCTTTGTGTCAGCAATTGAGATACCAAGATGAGCAAGATTAAATATGATATTTGCTACTATGTTTACTTCATCATTTCTTTGTTGGTGGCTTGGGTGTGGATCCTTTTTGAAATGTACCGAGCATTTCACCTATCGTATTCGTTAGATTTTCAAGTTCATTTTGATTACTTAAAATAGAAAAATCCAACGACATTAAAAAGTCGTTGTAAGATTGTTTACTGAAAGGTCTGTGTAACACATATATGATTCGGAAGATAGTATCAATCACAGTAGATAGATCATCTTCTTTTTTGATATTTGATTTTTCTAGTTTTTTGATATCACTAAATAGTTCCGTTGAGAACACATTACGATAATCAATGATTGTAAATAATGATGAATGAAGGCGATAATCTATATCGCCAAGTTTGAGTGTTTTTTCCATATTAGATTATCTCCTTAAATGAATGTTGGCAATGCTGGTGCTGTAGTAAGGAATGACGCATAGTTCGTATCTCCTACACCTGCGATAACTCTTAAAATTAAATTGTTTCCAGATTCAATTGGTCTTGCTGTAATGTTAAGTGTAATCGAGTTTGCTTCAATGGAATCTGCTTTTGATTTACTAGCATCACCTGAAGGTGTAGCTGTACATAAGAAATACCATATACGTCTTGCTTTGATATCTCCTTGAATTTCATACCCAAGTGCAAATGTTTTTGTTTCACCATTTACTACCTCCACAAGATTTCCATTCGTATCTTCTAGAACACCAAAGATATCCTTTTTAAACACATCATCAATCTCTGTGAACTTAAGTGTTACATTCGTTCCTGAATTGGATACAAGCGTTGCGATTACTTTATCATCTGCATATACTTGCGTACTACCACCAATAGCTTCTGTAGTAATTTCTTGTGCACCTTCTAAACGTTTAGGTGTTGCAAAGGTCCAACTACCATCTTCTGCTTGAGTCGCTAGTGCATAATGTACGTTTGTTAAACCAAATGTTACTTTATTACTCATTTAAAATACCTCCTGTTTGATTTCATATACTCTGTTGACTGAACTGTCTTCATTGACAAATTCAGATAATAGTTCAAATTCATATCCCATAAAATATAGGGATGCTTCTAATTGTTCTTCTAATTCTAATTTCTTCTTTTCAGTGATAAGATTTACCTGAAAGGTTACAACCTTTGCGACTGCTCTATCATCTGCATATACAATCGAACGATTACTTAATTCTTGATAGATTATATAGTTTGGATCATTCTCTAATCCTACTCTCGTTCCATATGATACTTTACCAGGCAAAACAGAATTCAAAGTATCAAATAAAGCTTCTAGTTTCTCTTGCATTAATCATCACCTTTTTCAATAATCGATTTAATATCTTCTAACATTTTCGGAGTAAACAATTCAAAGGCTGGACGCATAAATGGTCGCGGTCCTACATATTTACCACTACTATGTGTAAATCCAAACTCCAGTAAATGTGTTAGTTTCCCTTTTTCATTTGAGAAGATAACAATAGTCTTATTGATTCCACTACCTTGAGGTTCAGCAACGAATGAATCAGCAAAAGGTTTCGAACCACCACTTCTAGGTGCATGTGAACTTATATACTTTACGATTTCCTGAGCTGTTTCATCAAGTCGCTTTTCAAGTTTAACGATAATCTCTTCAGCATA